AAATTTGGCTGAACAATCAATGCCAAATTGCATTGATGAATTTGCAAACTCTTGTTGGTCGCATCCCTTACAACTCGACTGGTTACGGATTTATCCGGAATGCATTGACGGCTGGTGCGGCGAGCGCGACGATTGCGCTACCTCCGCAATCGCCCGTGGCGGCGGCGGTTAACAATGGCGTCATCACGCAGGGAGTCCCGCTATCTGCTACGCAGGTGATCGCCGTTAACAATCTGGCCGGCGTGACATCTGGTTCGACTGCTGTGACAAGCCAATTGCAAACGCAGGGTTGGTATCTTGTTCTTCAGCCGGCGACCGCTGCGATTAGACAAGCAAGACAATCTCCTGTCATTATTCTGTTATATATGGACGGTGGTTCTGTTCAGCAGATTAACCTCTCCTCCATCCTTGTGTTTTAAGGAGACATAGATGGCCGACCTAACGTCTAATAATGCTGTCATAATTTTTTCAGTTCCTGGTCTTTTGCCGACCCCGACGCAGATTCAAGGTTTCTCTGCCGATGACATCTTCGACAATGAAGAAATTGATGCGGTAGAGGCTACAATCGGCGTTGATGGCATTTTGTCTGGTGCGGTTATCAATGCGGCTATCCCGCAGACGTTTACGTTGCAAGCCGACTCACCTTCCATGAACTTCTTTGACTCTTGGTATTGGGGCCAAAGAACTAATAAGACAGTGTATTTCGCGCAGGGCATAGTGACGCTGACTTCTGTCGGCACAAGCTGGGCTTGTGTGCAAGGCTTGCTGCAACGCTTCAAGGCTTTTCCAGACGCTAAGAAAAAGCTTGAGCCTAGGAAATTCAGAATTCTTTGGCAGAGCACATTGCCGACCCCGATTGGTTCAGGTGGTTAATGCGACAAAAGTCTATAATCATTGACAGAGACGGACGCGACAAAGGTGGCGTTTTTCTAATTCAAGAAAAGCCAGCATTTCAGGCGACTGAAATGTTTCTCAAGGCGATGCAGCTTTTGGTCCGTGCTGGCGTAGAAGTTCCGCCGAACATCATGCTACATGGCCCTGCTGGATTTGTGACAATGGGCGTAGGCTCAATTCTCACTGGTCTAGGCAAAGCACCATACCATGAAGTCAAACCGCTACTGGAAGAATTATTTTCGTGCGTCATTTCATATCAACCTCCAGGCGCAACAGTGGCGCATACAAAAATTGACATTATCAAAAGTCAAATTGCAGAGCCAACAACGATATTCCAGATTTATGAGGAGGTAGTTTCTCTTCATCTGGGTTTTTCTATACTCGCCAAGCTCTCGTATTACCGGACCTTGGTGACGCAGACGATGGAAAAGTATGGGTTGAATACGCCAACACAACAAAACATATCGGAATCGCCATCAGCAACAAATTAGCAACGCTGCACGAACTTCAGTCTGTTTACAGTTTAGAAGATTTATATCTTTTGACTGAAATTTTGATTGTTGACAATTACAATAGACGACTGGCTGCCACGCCGGAAGAAAATGTGTAATGCCGACTATTGTTGACTCTCTTGTCGTCACATTGGGTCTTGATGCTTCAGCTTACAGAAGAGAAGCTGGAAATATCAATGTTTATCTCAAAAACACAAGAGAGAGTGCAACATCAACCGCAGTCGCGCTGGAAGAACGTGGCAAGCAAGGAGCACAATTTTTTGGACAGATTAAGCGTGAGGCGCTTAGTCTGTTTGGCATTTTATTAGGTGCTCATGGATTAGAACAATTCACAAAAAGCGCAGTCACAGGTCTTTCTGCTCTTGGCAGATCAGCCAGTAACATTGGCGTTTCTGTTCCTGGTCTTGCTGCGTTTGCGAACATGATTGAACGCAATGGCGGCAATGCGCAAGAGGCTACAGAGAAATTTTTTGGCCTAGCGATGGCGCTCGAGCGTTTTAAGGTAATGGGTCAAGGAGAGCCACAATTTATCGGCGCTTTGCGTGCCATAGGCGCAACGCCTGGAGAAAATCCGTTACAAATTTATATGGATTTTGTTCGTTTTGCAGAACAACATAAAAATGAAAAATTATTTATTGACCTTGTAGGTCAACATTTAGGCTTTGATCAAAGTTCTATAAACGAAGCGCAAAAAGGCATTGATCAAGTAAAAAAAGATTTAGCTGAATCTTATGCTCTCGGCGTGCCGACCGAAAAAATGACTAAAGATATGCAGCAACTTCAAAATGATTTTATTGGAGCACAGCAAGCCGCAAGAAATCTTGGCAATGAATTGCTTGAAAATTTGTATCCCGCGCTCGACAAATTAGCCTTGTGGAGCACAAAAGAGATTAAAGAGTTAACTCCCGTGCTCGACGAAGTAGCCTTGTGGACCGTAAAAGAGATTGATAAAAATCCACAACTCGTAGAAGGATTGAGAGATGTCGCTGGTGCATTGATCGCGATAAAAACCGCGAGCGCAGGATTTACCTTTGTCGGCCTTGGCCCGCTTTACTCTTTTTTCGCAAGCGTGCTTGGGATGTCTTCTGCTATAATCGCAGATCTTATGGGTATCTACGATATAATAAAACGCGGGCCTTTCGGGTCTATCCCTAATAGCGCAGATACACTGAATGGCATGAACGAGTATCGTAAATCTCTTGGCTTACCGCCATTGCCGCAAGGTGGCGCTGGCGCTGTGATGAATGAAGGCGTGCCTGACATTGGCACGCCTGCCAGAGCCGAAATGGAGAAAACGAGAGACTTCCTTATGTCAAAAGGCTTGACGGACGACCAAACCGCCGGCTTTCTATCAAGTGTCGCTAGTGAGAGTGGATTTGATCCTACTCTGTGGGGCGATGACGGCACGTCTTATGGTTTATTTCAAGAGCACGCCGATCGACTTGTAAAGATGCAAGAGTATTTTGGCACGCTTAGACCGAACGCCGACCAACAAAGAGAATGGATGTGGATGGAGCTTACGACAAACCCAAGATTCGCCGAAACGTATAAAAATCTAAAGAATGCGAGACTTCCAGGCAACGCGGCGGCGATTGTTACCGGCGGATTTTTTGTGCCAAAAAACGTGGCCGCCGAAGCAGCGAAAAGAGCGAACAATGCGCCAGCATTCAGCAAAACTCCGTCTAATATTCCAGATTTAACGACTGATCCATTTAACCATGATTTCCTGAACCCAACAGGCTTGCCGCCGCCAAGCTACCCCGCCAACCCCGTCATGACGCCAGTGCCAAAAAAACAGTCTATGAACGTGACAAATTACAATATCGCCAGCGTAATTATTAACACAAAGTCAACAGACGCCAATGGCATCGCTAGAGATTTCAGCGACGCTTTGCTGTCGCAAGCTAATCGCGGTCTTTCTTGACAATACCTCCGGCACTTAATAACCCGACATACCCAAATGTGCCTAATGTTCCAGGAGTGCCGCCTGTTGCGCGACAAATATTAAACGTTGGTAATATTCAAAATACAGCGATTCTCGCACTTGCTGACGTTGCAAACGTTATCCAGTTATTTACATCAGTTCCGCAATGGGGGATTTTTCTAAATGGCCGCCCTGCAATCGTTGGTGACACGATAGTTTCTTTTGAATTTAATGGCGAGTATCGCATTTCTAGTGCGCCGCAAGAGCAAGGAGCTTTTGTCAGCTTTAACAAAGTCCAGGAACCGTTTGAAGGTAAAGTGACTTTTTTCAAAGCTGGCAGTATTGCAGAAAGACAAGCATTTGTCACGCAAATAGAGACTGCTGTTGCAAGTCTAAATACTGGTTATGCTCTCGTGATGCCGGAGATTGTTTGGCTGAGCGTAAATGTGGTGCGTCGTAATTTCGTCCGCACGAGCGAGAAAGGCGCAAATTCTTTAACAGTTGACGTGTGGGTTGAACAGGTCCGCGTGACTGGCACAACACAATTCTCAAATACTGTTAATCAAAATAGCGCGAACCCTGTCAGCGGCGGACAAGTGCAAGGGCTTGCGCCAACACCAAAACAATCATCTGCGATATATGAGCCTAATTGATGCTCATAATTCCTTTGCAGCCAGTCGCATATCAAACAATCAACACTGTGCTAAATCAACAATATGTGACATTGAATGTTTATCAGAATGGCGCATATGTCTATATGGACGTTTACGTTAACAATGCGCTGATAATCGGTGGCGCAATTTGCCTGCAAGCAAATGTCATTGTCAGATATCCAGACCTTGGGTTTATTGGAGATTTTGCTTTTTATGACACTTCTGGTGCTAGTAATTATCCTCAATTTGCTGGATTAGGTTCTATTTATATTCTTGTTTACTTTAATCCCTCAGAATTGCCAAGCGGTGTCTATTGAGCCAAGCGCAGTCTACTTTTGCAGCAACAGGGCCGGCGACTTCGCCAAGTTATGCGCAAAAGCAAATCAATATAACAGTGCAGCTCGGATTAGGCTCTTTCGGAAATTCTGGTTTTAACACCGTGCAATTGTCTGGCCTTAGAAGCACCGTTGCCATTACGCGCAGCGGCTACCCTGGTTTCAGCCTGATGAATGCTCGTGTCTATGGCTTGACACAAGATGTCATGAACCAAGTTTCAACCCTTGGCAAGCCGAGACCGATGGAGAGGCTCAACAAAATTTCAATCGATGCTGGCGACTCTACTAATGGTATATTCAATATTTTCCATGGTATAATTCAAGAAGCTTGGCAAGAGCTTGACAATGCGCCTGACACATACATGACTTTTCAATGTCAGACTGGCACTGACTTAGCGATGAAACCAGTAACCCCATCTAGCTTCCCGACTGGCGGCGCGGCCGCGAATATGATCGCCGGCATTGCTTCTGCTGCTGGTAGAGGATTTAACAATAGCGGCGTGCAAGTCATTTTGCCGCCGACTTATTTGTCTGGCACTTATATAGACCAAGCACATGCTGTCGCCGCACACGCGAACATAGAGTTTTATGACGACGGAACGACTTTTTATATCTGGCCTAAGCTCGGCGCTAGAACTGCCGGCATTTACCCATTGATATCTGCACAATCTGGTCTTGTAGGATATCCAAAATATACAGCGCAAGGTATAAAATTCCGTTGTATATTCAATTCTTCAATTCAATTCGGCAGCTATATCGTCATGCAATCTAGCATCCAACAGGCGTGCGGCCTTTGGTATGTAAATGAATTGTCATACGACTTGGCAGCGCAATTTCCTAATGGTCCTTGGTTTTGTGACGTTGGCGCGGTGTTGATGCCAGGCTCTCCTTCTGCGTCATGACAGTCGGCGCTAGTCCAAATAATCCATTCCCAGGGAATGCCGGCTACGCTGGGTCAAATTGGTTTCTGTCTGGCGGCACAGACTACAATGTTCTTGCTTTTGTTATATCACAAATTTTAGCTGGCAAGAATTTTGCTGCTGTTGTGCAAGTGAATAGTTGCACGAATAGCGGTGCGGTTTCTCCTGCTGGCTTTGTCTCTGCGACACCGCTTGTGGGTCAAATTGATGGCTTTGGCAATGTCGTGCCGCATATTGCTATCGCGAATTTGCCATATTTCAGGCTGCAAGCTGGCTCAAACGCAGTCATTATTGACCCACAAGTCGGTGATATTGGCCTTGCGATATTTTGTGACAGAGACATTTCTCTAGTCAAAAAAACAAATTCTGCTGCCGCACCTGGGTCTTTTAGAAAAAATAATTGGGCTGACGGAATTTATATTGGCGGCATAATCGGCCAGACAAGCCCAACGACTTATGTGCAATTTCAAGGCGGCAATATCAATTTGCATGCTTCTGTCGTGAATATAACTGGAAATGTCAATATAAACGGCAATACTGCCCTCACAGGCGGATTTACCGTGAATGGGAAAAATGTGAGCGATTCACATGGTCATAGCGGCGTCCAGACAGGCGGCGGTCAAACCGGCCCTGTTATTTAGGAGAATTACATTTCTCATCAAAATTAGTCGAGTTATTGCGTTAGTCTCAGCAAGCCTTTTATGGGCGTGCGCGGCTATTGCGCAGCCTATCGGCGGCGGTGGCGGTGGGGCACCGTCGCAGCTTGGGTTGGCGGCGCTGTTCGGAAGCGGCGCGGACGGCAACGTGGTCATTTCGTCGGGCACGACAACGATGACGCGGGACATGCAATACGGCAACCTGACGATCTCGGGCAGCGGCGCGCTGGTGACGAACGGCTATCGGGTGTTCGTCTCGGGCGTGCTCGATCTGTCGCAGGCGGGCGCGGGCGCGATCAAGTGGAACGGCAGTGCGCCGGGCAGCCCTTCGGGCGCGACGGGCGGGGCGGCCGGATCGGTGATGCAGGGCATTACGGTGCCCGGCGAGGCCAATCCGGGTTTACCGAACGCAGGGCAGGGCGGCACGGGCACGACGGGAACCGGCACGACGGGCACCGGGCCAACCAACAATGACGTGGTGTTAGGCGGCGTCAACGGCGGCGGCGGCGCTGGCGGGAATGGGACCAATAGCGCGGCGGGTGGCGCTGGGGCATCGTCTCCGACCTACACCGGGATTCAGTTTCCGTCGTTCAGTCCGGTGTTTCTGATCTATGATTACCGGAATACCA